ATTTATTGCTTGTTCTGGCATGGTTCCTCCATGTTATTAATATAAATGCAAGATATCCTCTGGATTCTTGATTGTTGCTAAAATTTCGTCATCATTTAAAATACGAATTTCTCCACCTTCTATTTGTAGGCGAGAACCTGCATATCTACCAAAGATAACCCAGTCTTTCTCTTTACACCACGGACCTTCCGGGAATTTGTTTACATCATTGTATGCATCTGGTCCAACACTTAACACATATCCACATGTTGTGCTGACTGATTGCATTTCAATAGTTTGATCTGACAAGATAATACCGCCTTTTGTTTTACCTGTTCCTTTGTAAGGTAAAATTACTATTCTCCACCCTGTGGGTTTAGGCAGTCTTTCAGTTAATTTTTTTGGAATATTGTTAGGATCAATTTCTTCTACTTGATCTTTTGCTACTTTACCAAAGTTTAAAACTTGGTCTGGAATCGGCTTACTCAAATTGTATTCTCCTTTTTTGCAAGAACTCTTTAAATTCTTGTTCTACGTTATCAAGGCCTTTTAGTTGACCCATCATGTACTTATAATTTGTATAGTCTGTAGCGCCTTCTGTCAATACAACATCTTGCACTGCTTTTCTATTATTCTTAATTATTCTATTTAGTTCTTCTATTAATTCTATTGGATCCATATATCATTTCTTTTTTGTAATTAATCCCATTGCTCCTTTAGCACCTTTAATACCAAAGCTAGCTGAGCATGCAATGTATAATAAGTGTTTATAATAATCAGGCAGTGAGTGTAAAGCTTCAAAGCCTGCTTTAATGTGGGGTGTCCATCCAGGGATAAAAACTGCCACCGCTGGAACCAAAAGACATATTAAAATTAGTTCGTCTTTCCAGCTCCCCTTCATTTGATCAACCGCAGAAGCTTCCCACGAAATTTTTCCCTCTATCTGTTGTTCTTTCAAAGCTTTTGCAGCTTTAATTTCAGTAACAGCTAATTCTGTTTTTGCTTTTTTAGTTTCAACGAAGCCTCTAACGGAGTCTGTTACAACTCCGAGTAGAGGTTTAGCGAGTAGTTGCCACATAATTTAGGCTCCACCCATTTTCCAAAGAATAGCTAAAACGATTGCACACACAACACCAGCTTTAATCCAGTCTTTCATGTTCCAATCATTCCACTCTTTAAGCCATCCCCATATGTCTTTAAGTAGTTTCATATCGTCCTCCTTAATTTGAAAATTATTTGTACTTAACGGTGTTCTTAACACCTTTGTGACCTTGTGTGACAGTCTCAACGTCACCACCATCTTTGTACATCATACCTCCACCCATCATGCCAGGCACTTGAATTTCTTGAGGCATTCTAATGACTTCATCAACTTTGATGTCACCACCTTTGTTATAACCCATTATCTTTTTAGCAACGTCAGGTCTTTTTGAGGCCAACGCGTTCATGCCTTTAGAAGGGTATTTTCCATTTTTTTTCATCTTTATCTCCTTAGTGTAAAGTTCTATCGGCATCACCGAAAGTTTGTCTCATAACTTCTAGTAAAAGACTTGTTGCTATCTCTTCACCTAGAGCCTGAGTATATAGTATTTTTGTGGCATTTAAAAATGCATTTGCAATAAAAATTGTGTCTTCATCAGACTCAGAATGCTCTTTAGTTATTTTATTAGCCTCTTGCAACACTTTTTGCGTTAATTTAGTAATTTTAGCGGTATCCATTAACAATTCCATTTTCTTAATGATTTATTAATTCTTGAATCAGGATCTTTAGCTGTTTTAGCTGATGTTAGTTTTTTCTTCATACCTGACATTCTAGCACAAAAAGATTTTCTTCTACTAGCAGCTTTTGACCCTTTTTTTAATTTTGATGGTTTTGTAGTTACTGCTGTTTTTAAATTAGATCCTGGGTTTTCTTTTTTATAGGAGTCAACACCTTTCTGATTTAATCCACCTTTTGGATTTTTGCCTTCTTTACGTTGCCATGCCGCAGTTTTTGCCATTATGCTACCTTTTTATTTTTCTTCTTTGAAAATGTTGCTACGTTAGTTGGTTTACCGCCTGGATTACCCGCAGCTCTTTTTCTTCTAACTGCTGATTTTCTTTGACTGTCTGTCATGCTTGCGGCTTTTGATGCAGGGACGCATTTAGGATAACCACTTCTTTTCTCACCTTTGCTTCTGCCACAAGGTTTAAAGCCTCCACCCTTTTTAGGTGCGCCTATGTCCACCCATTTGTCTTTTACCCATTTACGTAGACCATTTTTAGCCATTATGCGTAACTAGTTGATTTTCTTTTGTTTTCCATAACAGCACCACAACCTTTAGCAACACCCCCTGTGTTCATATGTGATACTTTTTTTCTAGATTGCGATAATTTATTTCCATTACCTATCATGCCACCACTAGCTTTTTTATTTTTCTTACCCCCTGGTGTAATTTTACCACTACAAACACCACTAGCATACATATTTGCATATGCGCTGGGGTAAACATCGAATTTGGCCTTAGCGGCAGCTTTTCCTCTTGCACATAGTTTTCCCATTACCTATCCCCTGTTTTTTTAGTGTCTCTGTCTTTATCAGCCTTGTCTAAGGCTACATTTGCACGTAATTGTGCAATGTCTTCTTGACTTTCTATTTTTTCTCTAGCTAATTTATCAGTTTGCATTAGTTTTTTCTCATCTAAAGCTTGTTTTTCACCCATTGCTTGTGCTTTTAACTCTAAATCGTCCTTTCTAAGGTCAATTTCTTGTTGTTTTAAGTACACAAGTGGGTCAGAACTAGAAGTATCCATCATTTCTTGCTCTTCTGCAACCATTTGTTCTATAATTTCAGCTATTTTTACTGCAACGCCACTTTCTGTACGTTGTGAAAGCTCTTGTTGTTGTTCTGGAGTCATTTGACCTCCTGTTTGTGCCATAATTTGTTCCATTTCAGGTGCTATTTCCTGTTCTACAATCATTCTAGCCATAAAACTAACGTGTTCTGTAATATGTGCCTGTAAAATTGTCATTGTTGCAGGGTTTGCTTTGACTAATTCTGATGACATAAAGGCTCTGTGTGCTCTTATGTGAGCAGAGTGATCTTGTTCAGGGAAAGGAATAGGTGGCATACCGTTTAAAGTTCCTGCATTCTCAATAGCAGGATCTTGTGCCTGCGGTTCTTGAGGAGCTGGTAATAACTTTTCTATATTTTGTACACCTAAAGCAGCGTACATTCTTGAATAAGCTTCTCTTAAATCATGCATCTCAGGATTAGCTTGAGCTAATTGTAATTGAGATTGAGCAAGAGTTACTCTTTGTGCCATAGAAAAGATGTTTGGATCTGAAACAGGTATAACATCTACTCTTTCATCAAAGTCCGATTTTTTAACCGATTGTTCTCCACCTGATACCATGTAGGGATAATTTTCAGGTAGATAATCAGCAAATACTTTTGCTAATAATTTAAATTCTGTTTTTTGTGCATAGTGTAATCTCTTGTGTATAGCAGACATTACTTTCATACCACGCTCTAAGATAGCCATGGTTGTTCCAACAGGTTGTTGCTGACTACCAGCGTTCTCACCCATCATCATATCTGCAACACCTGCAAATCTTCTTCCTGCGTCTACAACAAAACCTAATAAACTAAATAAAGTTGCACTAGGTTCTTTGTATGGTAAAGGCATAAGCGAATCACGTAAATTACCACCTGGTGCATCTACATCTCTCCATTCACCAGGATTGATTGCTTCATCATCATCTCTAATTCGTAGACCTCTAGCTTTGAAACCAGCAGGTAAGTTAGATAGTGTTCCTGCATCTACTAATTGACGTAGAGCTGCTGTAGCTGTTCTTGATAAACCACCTAGCATATGAATTAAACCAAAACCATAGAATCCTAGGCCAGGTAAGAATTTAAAATGTGTAAAATATTCTTTCTTTTTACGTAGTGCATCACCTTGATTCCAGTTTCGATATATAGATAAAATTTTACCAGAGTCCTCATCAAGAGTTACAATATAAGGCAACATGATTCCTGTTTTTTTATTGTCAGAACCCATGTCCTCAAAACCAGGTAAATCCAAATCAACATGCATTTCCAAAACATTGTGCTCTTCTTCTGCAAAAGAAATTTGTTCTACTCCAGATAACTCATCTTGTTTTTCTTTGATGTCTGAAGGATTTGCCGTGCTTGGTGAAAGCTCTACATCTCTATAAAAACCAGAAACTTGATTTTTTCTTAAATCATTGTGTTTCATTTTAACAACGTGTGTGATTCTGCTACAAGATTCTAAATCAGTGATAAAATATGGAACGACCAAGTCTTCTGCTGGTACAAATTTAGATACCGCTCTTTCTAATGTACCGTCATAGTAAACTTTTTTAAATGCTGAACCTGCTAGAGGTAAATGAAATAATAACTGATCTAGCTCAGGATCAAATTCTTGCATCTGACAAGTAATCTGATAGTTCATAAATTGTTTAATTCTTTCAGCTTGTTGTTCTACCTCAAGACTAGGTGCTCCCAT